ATCATTATTCATAGCCTCAGCAGCATCTACATGCACAGTAAAACTTGTACTTTGCATAGATTGTTGCATGGTTTTTGGCATTGTATTTGGGTTTATATAAGTTGTCGGATCCATATGAGTTACCATTTTCAAGACCTCGCTGCACGATGCATTGCAAACCAATAGTCACGTAACTTCTCTGTCAGATATAACCTGACACAAAAGACTGAGGAATCTTTTTCAAACATGTATTTCTGATGATATTCATCAGAGTGATTTGGTGAATAGTTTTGACTTGCGGTGACAAGTTTAAGACCACCGCGATGAATACTCACCTCAATTGGTGAAGAATGAGATTCTGTGATCGGTTCAGGTTCATATGCAAAGAATGTATTGGAAGGCGCATCAAACTTGCAATTGGATATATCAATATCAAGTGATAAGCGCGGAGCTCGCACTTCATCTTCAGGCGAGATTGTGATTGAATGAAATGTGTGATCTGTTGTCGCAGGATTTTGTATGCGCTGGGTTCGCGCATCATCTTGATAGATTCTTAGAGTATTAGATGTTGGCAACAATGAAAAGTAATCATCATCGTTGGTCACATATACCGTGTTGTCAAAGCCATCAATGGCAGCGGGAGTAGGTTTGTCTTGGTCTGTCATGCGTGCATGGTATCACATGACAGACCAATTGTCAATGGCTAATCAAGGTGAATGTTTGTGGCAATAAAATCGACCAGGATGAAACTCGCGATGGCAATGATGTTGTTGCGCGTGACGATTACCATGCCATGTTGGTCCATTATGATAACCAGTGGATGAATAATATCCTGCAGGATAGTGGCTTACGCAGGGTTGTCCGGCGCATGTCAATACTGGTCGCTCGCAAGCTGTGAGCAATAGCCCGAGCAATAGAATTGGAACTGCTTTCATCAGTATCTCCAAGGCCTAGCATGAGGATAATGATAGTAATATGGATACCGATGATAATAACGATGAGGTTCGTAATAATAGTATGTCGGTGGATATTGATACAAGGGTGATGGACGATATATCACAGGTGCAGGACGATAAACTGTTACTGTATCACATGAAGCTAGCAGGAAGATTGCTCCTCCTGCTAGCAGTAATTTTAGTTTTTCCATGGGTTCAATCGGATGCTCGCGTGTAGAGCGATCCGCTCCTTTGTCTCCGTAGCTTCACCACGCGCATGATATCCAAATACGTTTGCAATAACAAGAGTACCAGCATCACATATAATGTCTGATGCACCACAACCCATTTGAATCAATTCATCATCGCTTACCCGCCAAGAGCCCTCATCATGACCTGCAGAACGCCACGATTCCCATGATTTATCAGAAGTCGCAAATTCCTTTACAAGTCTCAGGCGAGCAGATGTGAAGCCGTGACTGTAATGTGAATACCGAAATGGCCCTCGACCTAAACGCACAGCGCGAGGAAAATACCAAAGCTTCCATGCATCAAACCATGTATCTTGATGTAGAACCTTTTGTATATCATTGTCATCAGGTGAATTGATCACACGTTGCGCGAATGCAGTACGTGATAATTCTTCCACGATTGTGGATTCATCATGACCTGTAACTTGACCAAGCAAAGGAACAATCGCAGACAATACCGCGCTGCAACCGTCATATCCCTTGCGACCATATACCATATTCTCGTGATTTTTTGATAATGCACCTCGACCATCTGCCAATTCAGCATGAATAGCATCACGTTGGACTTGTGTCATACCCAAGACTTCTGGTTTAATGATTATGATACCAGAATTAATGCATTCCTCGGATTCAATACTAGGCGGTGACCGCAAATGTAGTCTCGCGCGATATGCACAACGACCTAGATATGCGCGCAATACATGAACGGATGGATCAAGGTCTTGACATGCATTAAGCTGACGCAAATCTTTTGTCACGGACAAGAGTTGTTCAGCTTGTTCTGGTCTACACCCATATGCCAGCAAAGATTCCTTAGCAAGATTCCAGCATTGAACCATATGATTGGCTTTAGCTGAACTCTTCGCAAGAGTCAAAGCTTCACTGTGGCTACCCATGACAGCGGCCACAGAATCATATTCACTCCAGTCATCATGCCGACCTATTCTCACACTAGAATCTCCAAATTAGGGCAGAATGATTTTGCTTCTTCGAAGAATACCAAATCATCTTCCAGCGCATGATATGAACCATCACACCAATTTTTACCCATCACAGATACCTTCTTCTTGGTATCATACAAAAGAGTACTTCCAACAAATGCGCTTGGGCCGCAATAGACATGATTGGCATCGAGTACCCTAAACCAATCAGCCTCAGGTTCACCAGTAACCACTGTAGCGAGATCCTGCAACTTGTCAAGAACATTATCGTCATCACCAATGATTACAATATCGGCGCGAGGATTTTTCTGCTTCGCAAGTTCCACAAGTTTCCGATAGGTGTCAATCGATGCGATATCTTTATCACCACCACGAACATGTACCACAATCTTTTTTGTAGTAGATTTGGTTTCTGGTTCTGGTTGACGATCAAGCAAAGGAAGATACTTTAGAGTTTTTTCTCTGCCTCTAAATGCCATGCTGGCTGCACCTGGATTCCAATATGGAGTCTTACGTACACCATCAGAATCCTCACGAATCTCACATTGTGGATCAGTTACCCAATGCAGCTGTGAAGTCTTGGCACCTGCCACACCACCACCGCTATTTACAACGATTGTTGGTGTTTCATCGGGTCCAAGCCGACCAATGCCAACAAATGCTTGAATTAGTTGTGTGCCAAGTTGGCCTCTTACATGTACTCTCATTATGCTTCCTCTACTAGCTCCTCATATGTTGTTTGATATACATTAGGCATACCGATAGGTACGGCATCCATACCTTTCGGATAAACAAAAACAAAGTCGATATTTGGATTCTTACCAGCAAGATATTTCATAAATCGAATCCTGCCTAGATTATCCCATTCGGATGCGCGGGTCTCTGGACCATAATTATTGGTGCCATCAAATAAATTACTTATCGACTGTGCGCGATCAAATAGAAAAGAATCAAAACCTAGACATAACAATGTCTTAGCACCATCACGAATGGCAGCTTTTATAGCGCACATACCAGAATTGGATCGTGGTCGATTACCGTTTGGATGTAAGTCAGCAGGTTCCCAACGCTCACCAGCAAGAGGAATCACAATCTTTTCTTTTGGAAACCCACAAGAATCTAACTCTTCCATCATACCATCATCTATTGCAACGAGGTAATCCGGCAAATCAAAGTCAGGAGCAAACTCTCGATACAAAGCATTACATCCATAGATTACGGGTCGCTGATCACCCATAGACTCCGCCATCTTACGCAAATCGAAAGATCGACGAGATGCACCATTTCCAACTACAATAGCAACTTCTTTAATCATTTCCAATGAGCCGTCATCTGTGGGTATGCTTCCTTAATTGACCAGGTCATTACCTTAAGTTCTTTGCGACGCATACGAAGCAGTAGCTTCGCATCATCAGGCGCGATTGTCTCAAGTAACTGAATGAATAGTTGTTCGCGCTTCATCGGTTTGACATTCATTCCTTCAGGTGTATTTGTGAAATATACCAGCTTATCTATCTCGGAATAGAAACGACCTTCCTGATCGATTGCATCGGCTGCTGGTCGATATGGAGGATCACTGTCAGGCACTAGCCACTGTAGCATCGGATCGAATGTAAATTCGAAAACCATGCGAAGAGCCTTGCTATCATTATCCTGTATGACCTTGACTTGCCCAGCTTTGGTCTTTTGCTTTTCAATCTCACTCACAATTTGGGCGAGGCTTTTAATTGCCACTTGTATTCTCCTCAGAAGTCGCTAATAGATTCTGTTAATTGACGCAGTCGCTTGGACATGAAATACGGCATCATGGCCGAACGTGGAGCTGGTGTGAATTGCTCATAGGTATCAATACAAGCCTTCTGAATATCTTCTGGCACCAGATCAAGATCGACCATCATCTGGTTGCGCTTGTAGCCACGAAGCATTGCGTCATCACAGAACTGCTCTGGCTCCATATTGCACCATTCCTCAATTTTCTTGCGAGACAGCGGACGCTGACGACGACCAGCAACCAGTGCATCATCCTCAGTCATAAAATTAGGAACACCGTCACCACGGTCACCAACCATGATATGCTCGCGACGGAATCGTTCTGGATTGTCAATAGGCAGCATCTTTTTCTGAATCGGTGCATATTGATGAACGTTTGCATATTTCTGTAGCTGCGCGAAGTCTTTGTCACCCGACAGAATCAGGATTGGCTCATTACCATCGCTATTGATAAATTTGCCATAATAATGGCATAGAGATGCGATAACATCATCAGCCTCAGCACGCGAAACTTGCACAACCTTATATGGCATATGCTCGCGCAATTCCTCCTTGATCTTAGCCATCGTGTCAAACAACGTTGACCAGTCAATACCAGAGGCCTCGCGATCCTTCTTGCGATTAGCCTTGTAATGCGGAAATACCTCACGTCGCCAATAACGCTTGTCGTCACAGCAGATAACCAGCTCACCAAAATCGCGTGAGAATTTTTGCTTATAGCCACGCAAGCTATTAAGCACCATGTGGCGGACAAGATCCTCGTCCACCACTTGTTTATTATGCACCAGATGCACCATCAAGTTTGATATCATCACCTGGTTTAGATCAACCAAAATCATATTTGTATCCTTATCCTTCTCTATGTATAGTATCACAGATAGAGATTAAAGTACATGGTAATATGATCAATGTGATGGATTATAAAGATTAAAATCAGTCATATTGAAAAGCGATAATACCTCAATATCTTTAGGCAAATACATGTCATGCTTTTCTCTATTTGGATTATGAATCCCAGGATTTACTTTGTTTACTAGACAAAATGCATAAGGCAATATACTAACTGATTCGGCTAATAATACTTTATAACATGATGCCATGGATGCACTAGAATTGCATAAATCATCTATGATCATGGCTGGTTTGTCATTTGGAATACCTTCTATGATATTCTTGAGGCCGTATTCCTTACGATTTTTGCGAACCACAAATGCATTGATATCATAACCATATATGCACCCGACTAGAGGAAAACTAGCCAACATTGGAGTTGCCGCGGTTTCTAATCCAGTTAGCTGAAATTCAGAATGCCCTATGCGTTCATTCACAGTATAATAAAATAATTGAGCCACAGCACTATTAAACCTATGATTGAATAGACCTCGGCGCAAATAAAACATCCATGTATTAATCGTTCCCGGACGTTTACCAGGCATTCTCGTATTGCGAACAATACATTCCTTATCAATATAAGCATGAACCCATTGCTTTAATTCATCATGCCACTGCTTTTGATAAAGGACTTTCATTTCACGGCCCTCAAAATTAACATATCTTCATTGACTCGGCCATTAACAATACCTGGCTTTGTTTTGATGGATTCGTATGTTTTTCCAACAGATTTAGCGCCACCAGATAATAGACGCTGGATCATCACATCAGGCCGCTTCAACCTTTTCTTTGAAGAAAGTTCTGGATCAAAGCCACTAATGCTAGTGCGATGAACAGACAGCTTTGATCCTAGAGGAGCAACATACCTATACACGACTCCTCTATCGACATTATAGAGCACAACTTCAGATGAGCCAATGATATCTTTAGGTTCGATGCTATTAAATGTAGAGTCCATGATTTTAGCACTCTGCAAATAACGCAGTCTTGCAACCAATTTAGCCGGAGTCTTTGGCTTCACCTTGCGTGGTGTAGGGGTCTTGACATTTGCAGAACAATAAAGATTGATAGCCTGAAGCACACCAGCATATCGCGCAAGCATATCACGCAGCTGTTTCTTTGTATAGCTACGATAACATTCTACGCATTCCATATCTGTGCGGTCAAGTGCGTGCTTGACTTCTTCAATCAGACGTTCATATCTTTGTGCTTCAGGTGCCATATCAACAGGCTTAGGTGTATGAGTTTTAAGAAGTCCACCGACATCCACAAGATCACCTTGATCGATTGCATACTCAACCTTAAACATTATATCACCAACAGCATCAACCTGCACAGTTGCTTGTGTCTTAGGCTTTGGTCGACGAGCAGCATCCTTCTCAACCTTTCGCTCGCGACCATATTTGATAAGCTGTTCCAATTCCAGCGTCAACCTAATGGTTTGTTGCTCATTAGGTTGAAGGCCGCGCATCACCATGCGACCTAGTGCTGGTAAAGTATTAATCTCAAAGCGCATATCTTCGACGTGATCCAGGACGTCGATGTCATCCTCTGAATAGCCGACTGATTTCATATAATCGCCTAAGATAACACGCGACATCTTGGGGTCGAGCACAGCCCGATACCAGTTGTATGCATAGATGATACGACTAGAATCGGGTGTAATACCTTCCCATGACGGCTCCTCTCCGATATATTTGGCTTCGGAGATAGGCGCTTTGAGTTTTCTCATTTTTCCACCAAGCTTGAAAGGAAGCTATTCCATTGACGCGCACGAAGATCCCATGAATAAAAGTTATTCACATACATCTTCTGAAATTTCATTTTGTTTTGATTACCTTCATCCCAATAACCATTGACAACCTCGGCCAATACTGTGGCAAATCGATTTGCATGGTCATTATAATTTTCAATAAAGGGATACATTGCTGCAAAATTTGCAGTAGTTTCAGGTAATGCCGCATGATTTGGACATACCACAGTACATCCTGCACTCATAGCCTCGATCACACTAATCGCGCTAGTCTCTGGCCAGATATTTGGATATGCATAGATATGTGCCTTCTTCAAGGCCTCGCGCACGATATCATTAGGTTGATAACCATGATATGTCATATTCGGATGAGCCTTAATACGCTCAAACAGTTCCTTATAGGGCTCATCTCGCTGAGCCCAACCATAAATGCCAAATGAACTATAAACATCAAGATGAATTGGATAACCATTTTCTACCAGATGTTCGACCACAGGAACAAGAAGTTCCAATCCGCGATGCGGTGTCGTATGATAGATCAGATTGATCTTACCCTCATTCCTCCAAGGTTTATCATGAGTTTCAATCGGATCAATAGCATTTGGTAATACCACACCCTCAGAATGAGGTACACCTAACCCAATATTATATGTGGCCTGCTGATAATTCGAAACAAATATAAACTTCTTGAAACGACTGCGGGATTCTTCTTTAGACAGATGCTCTGACTCTGGATCATCCCATGTATCATGCAACCATAGAAGATGAGTCTTGTTCGGATCAAGCTTACCGGTGACGCGCGAACAAATGATATTAAATTTTTCAAGCAAAGTTCGGTCTGCATAACGACGCAGACCGTCCATCATCATCTCTGTACCACCGCGCGCACCAATATGTGCATAGGTACCATCTGGACCAGGTCCAAGACTCTTAGCCTTTTCCTTGAGACCTGTCACGTTTAGTTTAGTCATGGATAACTCACCTCTTGAATGTTGATGACCCTATCTAGACGGAAACTCCGCCAGCCATTAGCATTTAGATCCCATACAGCCAAGGAAGCCTTGGTAGGCTTCGCAACCACTGCATCGGCTTGCTGATCAATAGGCAAATATTTGCGATCTAACGTGCATGTCATATCACGCCGTTCACCATTCACTTTGTCAAATGACACCATCAATACCGAATGACGCAAATGATCATGCAAAATATCGCCGTTCAATTCCAAATATTCACTCATCTTCTAAATCCACATCACTTTCTTTGATTTTACCTTCTTGAATAAGATATTGTAGAGTGCCTCTGATTGAGGTGGTGACTATATCCTTAAAGATATAATCATATAGACGAATCCATGCCCATGTCGTGATACCAAAGGCCAAAACATATGTCCAATTTAAACCAGGTTCTACTATCTTTTCTAGAATAGAACCTACACCATGAGATGTGAGAATTGATACGCATAATAGTGGAAAGATATTTCCACGATTTATTAGACCAATCGGAATCATATCAAAGCCTCCGAGAACGTGAACCAAGGGTAGCTGGATCATCGTTGACTGATGCGACCTGATAGCCACCTTTGTTATATAAGGGTTGAACACGAGAGGCCTTTTCGCGCATAGCTTGCACTACACTAGGTTTCTCCTCGCGACCAGCCTGCCAACGCCAATCATTCATGATATCGCGCTTGGCAAACGTACCACCAGGAATCGTATCTGATGTAGGAGCGGAATGGTCGGGGCGAGAGGATTCGAACCTCTGATCTCCTGCACCCAAAGCAGGCGCCTTACCAGGCTTGGCCACACCCCGATAACCTACCTTCTCTAGCAGCGCGGCCGTCTGAGCCTCAGCCGCTTTGACGGCCTTGGTCTTAGCTTTGGATTTGCGCTTGCGCGTGCTTGTGGTAGTAAAATAAGAAGGTAGGAGTGCCATAATATGTATACCCTGTCTTGTCACAAGGTGTATTATACATGGCTTTTGGTAAAATGTACAGGGTTATTTTTGGCTATTTTGCTATGACAAATGGCCCGGATACTTCCGATCTAGATGTTATGTACATATAAATCATTTGAATAAAGGTATCTGCTCTGGCTTTATCTTTTTTTAGCCAATTAATTAATAGAGGATGAATTACATTACTAATATACATGGCACTTGCCTCAGTGCGAATATCCTCAAATTTCGTACGATTGCGAATATTTAATTTTTCCATTTCTGGAGTTCTCACTTCTTTTCTATATTTTTCATTACCGGCATTATATGCCGCTAGATATTTTTGACCAAAAGCTGGATCTAAGACTGAAAGCATAGTTGCAAAAATATTAACTGAACCTATAGAACCGCCTCTAGCTGTTCGACTAGCTAATTCGACCTCTGCTGTAAATTTAGCACCTGATGCATCATGTCTTATTTTAATAAGAGTTCTCTGTGAATCGGGATCAAAATAGATTTTTAAATCACGAGTTGAAGGTGCATTAACTTTATAAGGTTTCCAATCACTTAAACCAAGAAATTTATATTTGCTAACCTTTTTTATTTCATCCTTACGATTAAAATTAACCTTTTCAATAATCACAGACTTTGCAGCTTTCTTTAATGACAAAGGCAGTAAGTCACCAGAATCAATTAATTCACCTATAAGACCATTCAATACATTAAATGTCATCTGTTTGCCTTTATATTGCATTAATGCCTTATTCACAGCAGTTCTAGCTTTTGTTGACGCAAAATATATGTCAGCGGGAGACCATTTGTTTACATCTCCCAATATAGTTTTTTGAGAACTACCTGGAATCGAGTTAATTTTTTTCTGAGTATCATTCGCAATTTTAAATAACGCTTCAATATTTTTCATAATTTCTTTATCACCTCTCACATATAATAGATCAGACCATCTTGGTGTTTTAATACGAGAGAATTTGGAAGAAATTGAGTCAACCTCTTTAATTAATTTTTTTGCTATATTTACTGAAGAATAATACCATTCTATATCTTGTTGAAAAAGTGTCTCAATATCTTTTAAAGTTACGCCTGGCGCCACAACCTGTGATGCAAATGTGCTATTGATTGCGGCAGCTTTGTATTTTGGAGAGTTATTCCAATATTTTTTAAATTCTGAATATATTGGATATTTGTTGATATCAAAAATTTTATCAATTTCATTTGCACCAACAAAATCTGCCATGGCACAAAATAATGCCTGCGCTGATTCTTGTATAGAAGTTTGATCAGCCATATTGACCTCCATTTTGTGGCTATTTATTTAAACAAACCATAAATACCATTGGAGGTGGCTATGGATACGTTCTTTAAACTTGTGGCTGAGGTGGGGTTTCCTATAGCGGCTGCTGTAGCCGCTGGCTACTTTGTCTTTCTTACCCTAAAATTCATTTTGGCTGGAGTGACCGGATCCGTTAGGGGTATGGCCGGGATTATCACGGCCCTTGATAACCGGGTACGCACCATGAACCATGACGTGGTCCGCATAGACACTGTCGTTTCCAATGCATTAGGATTAAAACCAGATGTCGAGCGGATAGCACGAGCCGACGGCAAAAATGACGCGAGGAGAGATTAAATGGCTAAATCATCTAAACCAAAAGAAACAACAGTTCTTGCTCATGTGCGAATACAGAAGCATACAAGCATTGGTGGTGGAATCCTAAAGACATCTTCAATGAACAAGGCCAAGAGACGCTGCTATAAGAAATATAAAGGCCAGGGGCGCTAAATTAAATGGGTGAACTAGCCGAACTTATAAGCAAATACGGATTTCCCATTGTCGCTGCTGGCGGCATGGGTTATTTCGTATATTATGTTTGGCAATGGGCCACCACAGAAATCAAGCCAGTGCTATCCGAGGCCAATACTGTTCTTATTGGTCTAATAGATCGGATTCGCATGTTAGATAATGACCTGATTCGCTTACAGCAAAAGGTCAATGTAGTTCTTCACCTCCGCGGTAAAACGATCGAACGTGAACGTGTCACCGCGGAGGCAAAGATTAATAAAGTTCAAGAAGATGATCAGACTGCATCATCTGGTGAAGGCTGATTACTTGCTTGTGGCTCTATAGACGCCATCCCACTTCTCGGTGAGACCTGCAAGTTTTAATTCTTCACACCTTTCGATCCACATAACATAATAAGCATCCATCTTACCAGCAAAGCAACCTTTGAGCCTTTTTGCATAATAAATTGCATCATCAAATCGACGATTCTTATATGATTTCATCATGTTCGCGTGCATATCAAGATCCATCTTGGAATGAATGATTCCTTCTGGTCTACCCAATACAGTATAGATGTCAACGCCTTCTTTCTTACCCTTTACCGCAATGGTATCGAGGGCAAGGCAGAGGTATTCTTCTCTAACGTATCGGTAAGTGAGGGAACCGATGACGTTGCTGACTCCATAAGGTTTTGACTGGCCTTCAAGTCTAGAGGCAAGGTTGACAGTGTCACCCAAGCAAGTATAGTCGAAGCGTTGATCACTGCCCATGTTACCAACGACGACAGTACCAGTATTGATCCCAAGCCCCATACCAAACGCCGGGACACCTTCTTTTGCGATTTCATCATTGAACTCCTTTAGGTTTTCTAACATCTGTAGCATTGTTTTGACTGCATTTTTCGCATGGTCTTTATCATCAAGTGGTGCATTCCAGAATGCCATTTGTGCATCACCAATATATTTGTCAAGCGTACCTTCATTTTGAAGTATTGCAGCCGTCATCGCAGTCATATAACGATTCATAATCTTAGTCAGGCCTTGCACGTCTTTACCATAGTGTTCGGAGATAGCTGTGAATCCGCGCACGTCTGTGAACATGATTGACAGTTCGCGCTCCTCACCACCAAGCTTCAACAGATCTGGATTCTCTTGTAGCTTCTCGACCATCGCTGGTGACAGGTATGTGCCGAACTGTTTCTTGATCTGTTGCTTCAAGCGGAACTCTTCAAGCGCGCGTGAAAAGGCACCAGTACCAAATACCAGAAGCAGTGCTAATACTGGCAGCACAGCATCATATAGCATGAAGTAATAGCTATGCGCGAACCATGAGGCTGCAATCAAACCAGAAACTGGTAGCAAGAATAGCAGACCAGCTAGAACCAGTTTGACTCTTATGGCTAAGAATACCATAACCAGACCAAATATCAAAATAGCTGTCAGCTCGTAGAAATCAGCTTCAGCGGGTCGCACTAATAGAACTTGACTCAATATTGATGATAGGTCTGTTGCAATCACAGTTCCCGGTAGCATTTCACCATGACTTGTCGCGACAGGATTACTAAAGCCTTCAGCCGTCAGCGATAATATGACAATCTTTCCATCTAGATCATCAGGCATATTCGTGACAGAAAATGATTGATATGTAAATGCACGACTAGGCCAGATACGACTATTCGGATCAGTATACATGAGAGGCTGGCCTGGAATGCGTAGCACCTCGACACCAGCTTCATTTGATTTAACCTGAAAGCTTATCTCACCCGTTAGAACTCTTAATGTCTCAAAGGTGATTGATGGATAAAACTTGTCATCGACTGCGACAAGCATTGGACTACGACGCACCACACCATCTGGCTCAGGCATAGTTGCAACCATACCGACACCAGCAGCTTCTTCAGCAAGACGCGAAAGCGGTGCTATCGCACCCGGCCAGCTTGGTAGCACATCAGCAATCGGTGGTCCGATTAGCGCAGAGCCTCGTGGTCTTGCATACGGTTCACGTACCTGAGTCGTAGGAACCTGTGCGATTACTACTGGATGCTCGCGAAATGCTTGCTCCAGAACACTATCTTTTCCTGCGCGATCAGGTTCTGCAAATAGAATCGGAGCGACTACAAGCGCCGCACCACGATTGCTAATATCTTGAATGTATTCTGCAATAACGTCTCGTGACCATGGCCACTGACCATGCTTTCGTAATGCAGCCTCATCAATATTGGCTAGCACAATAGAATCATCAAGTACCATATCAGCCTGACGTTCTAGAAAGTCAAAATATTTAAGACGTGCAACCTGCGCTGGCCATGGGTCTAATACCTTTAGCGCGATCATGACCAGTAATACTGATAGCGCAAGTACATATTTTTTCATCACACTCACCTTTTCTGTGTTATATTTACTATATTAGATCCTGTACCAACCGTTTCTGTCGCGACAGCACCATCATGTGATACCGTTACCCTAGTATTACCACCAGTCATTCTTACAACAGCATTATGACCAGATGATTCTCTAGTTGCTATCGTTCTCTGACCTTCTTCAGTTATAATTAGCTCCCCAATTCTGCGCGATAATCGACGCGGCTCTGTCTGTATAATCTGTAGCTGATTTTCAGGTTGCTGTGCTTCTGATGATTGCTGTGATGATTGGGATTCTTGCATCAATAGCATAATCTGTGGTGGTTTTACTATCACTAGATTGTTATTGATATCAGATATTGAAATATTCAGTTGCACAGGAACAGTAGGAGCTACTGTAGCGCTTGGTACATATGTTGCATGAAATGGTTGATCCATTTCGACTGTGCCACCATCATTAGTCACAGATATCTTACCAGTATAGCAGTTGCCTTGCTGATTACAGCTAGGAACAAGCACCACTAAGCTTTGCCCAGATTCATCGACAGTCATAAAGAAATCTGTACCACGCACACCTATGACAGCTGTCGGTGTATTGACCTGCACGTTTTGCTGATTGCTGCGTGCTATCTGACCTGAAACATATCTTACTGTACCGACAGCCACGCGAACATTTAATCTTCCTGCACCACGGCTTGGGTCATATACAAAATCATCTATAACAAACCTGCTATTTTCTGTGACGCTGGCCGTTGTATTATCTTGAAAGCGTAATTGTAATGATGATAGACCAGTGACTATCGCATCATTCATATTTACACCAGCATTTACCCCACCAGGTAAGGTAGCAGATCCTCTTTTAATCTGCACAGAATTGCCTTGCTGCTGTATTATCGAACCGACGTTAGCCGATGCAATAACTGGTAGCAGCAAGGCTAATAGCAGCCAGCGAAGCATTAATTGCTCTGGCTAATAGTGACGTTATTATTTGAACCCTGTGTATTGATAACCAACGTATTTGTTACAGCACCAGCCTGACTAATATCATAGGTATTTGAATTACCTGTGACAGACATCGTCAAGCTATGAGTACCAACACCAGCTTGACTGGCCACAATAATATTGCTGTCACCTGTCAAAGTCATATTTTGTGTCTTGTCATTACCGTTTTGGTTTGTGGAAATGTTATTGCTATTTCCTGTGACGGTCAGAGTATTTGTCAGACCATTACCAGCCATCAATGTGCTAATGATGTTGTCATCACCGATAATTGTATGAGTAATAGCAGCATCATTACATGATGTGGTATTATTACCGCATGTCAGAGTTGCAGTATTACCATTACCAGTATATGCTAGTGTGGCCGTATTAGTTCCACCATTTATAGAATAGTCAAGTGCATTCGTGTCACCAGTCTGTGTGATGGTGACAGTATTACTTGATCCTGTGATCGTGCTAGGTGTTACTGATGCACCTATGCGATTACCAGAACCAGCCTGAGTGATATCGATCACATTGGATGACCCGATCTGATCGATGTGTACGCTATTAGACTGCGCCGCCGCGGCCGCAGAAAATAGCAGCATCATGGCAAACGTTAGTGTCCTAAACATTTTTGTCCTCTATGTTATTGGGGTTGATATTCCCAGAGTCCTCTACGGACTCCTTCTTCTACCATCTCGCGCACAGAAGATTGTATAGCCAGTTGTATTGCTAGATTGACACTATCATTTGTTGATGAACCAACCTCGCCTTCCCATGAAACTGTTCCACCGCTGACAAATTTCAACACACCCATTTTGTCAACATAGCTATGAATACGTTTTGTAGTTGTAACCGTGATTAAAACTTCACCTGTGGTTACTGAGACCGCACGCAAAGTAACTGTGACCAAATCTGTGCGATATTCGGTCGAGCCACCAATACCAAATGCGCGTGCTCCAACACCTCCAGTAGCAATATTGGTGTCATATCCTATGATACCACCATCAATTATCAAACCAGCAAACAATAGTGGAGACATTTGTCTAGCTGTTGGGCCTTCATAAAGTTCGCGCATCTGTCGTATAATCTGCCGTTCTCTTAGCAGATTTTCAATACCACCACGCTCAACGACGCGAAACCATTGACCGCGACCGACTGATTGTAAAGCTTGAATTAAGTATGAATCAGCGCCTTGTGTGACTGCGGAGCTAAGTGATGCAATTCTTTCTGAGTAACGGCGCTGGCCAGTCTGATCATTAAATCTATAGACAGCAACAGTCATCACACCGTTCTTAGGTGGACGAAGTTCATCAGTCTTCGGCTTCACCGTTTCAGGTTGTGTTTCTAGCAGATTCGTGGTTTGGTCTATCAGAGAGCATCCTGTAAATCCCAACATCATAGCAAAAGCTAGGATTTTTAAAATGCGAAGGCTCCTATGGGAACTGTTATTGTTGTGACAGAATTTGTAGTTTTGTCATTGATTGTCATGGATACTTCAGACCCAGTTCTAACCCAAGCTATAGTAACATTGCTAAAGGAAAGACTGCCGTTATTCTGAGGTGTTTCACCAAATAACTGTTCAGACATGGTTTTTGCAAGCTGTGAATATACAAGCGATTGAAAGGCCTGCATAAACTGATTGCCTGGACTGTTTTGCTCAGCACGAAGCGCCGCGGCAATTTCTTGCCTGCGGCGATCTTCTTGGCGCTGCTTTGCAGCCTGCTCAAGCTGATAAATCGTCAGAACGTGGGAACTATAGCCCGCGCCATTAAACGATGGTGAATTAAAAGAATGGGTAAGCTCACTCGCATTAGACATAGGAGCAAAAAGCATAGCAAGGACTACCAATCTTTTCATGGTACCTCCTATGATATCGACCTTATTTATATTTGCGGTCAAATTCTTTTAGTCTACGACTAAGATATTCTTTCACTGCCACAATATTCGCATCAACATTTTCTATTGGCATGGTATTAATCACATTCATGAGTTCATCATGAAATGCGGCCCGCTTCATCATATCAACAGAATAATTCATGATCAATCCTTGTGCATGATATATGGTACCCGGTGACGGGATTGAACCGCCGACCTTCTCCGTGTAAAGGAGTTGCTCTACCGCTGAGCTAACCGGGCTAATGGTACCTGTGATAGGATTTGAACCTACACTTGCTAGATCCTAAGTCTAGTGCCTCTACCAGTTGGGCTACACAGGCATATGGAGAATAGCGGAATCGAACCGCTGACCACCTGCTTGCAAAGCAGGCGCTCTACCATCTGAGCTAATTCCCCACAAAACTTGGCGGAAAGAGTGG